GGGTAAGGCTGTACAAGAAGCCACAATGCTTCAGGGTATGTTTGAGGATGACACTAAGTTAAATCAAGGCAGACCTCCTACTAAGAATGAACTAAATGACTTCAGGGATGAAACCTTTGGTAATCTTCTTACTAACCAGAAGCGTATACAACAAGCTGTAGAGGCAGGTGCAATATCTAGTTCGGAAGGTAATGCTCGACTCGGTAAGTTAAGAGCAGAGGCTCTGTCTAATCCTCTGACCGCAGCACACCAAGACAAGCTGGATAACATACTATTCAAGTCTACAGGGGGAGCAGCCCCTTCTAACGGACTTATCACATCAACACCTTATGAGCAGCAACAGGCTAGAGAGGCAGAGAACAGAGCAGCAGGTGAGGCTCAATTGATGGTAGCTTCTGAATCTCTATTACAGTCAGGTGTAGTTCCTAGTATAAGTGCTGCTAAGACTCTTATAGGTCAGTCCCAGCAGGCTAAGCTACAGAAGAGCGTGTTGGATACTAAACGTCTTAATAAGACTATGAATAGTGAGGATGCGTTTTCTTCTCAACAGTTGAACTTAGAAGACTACTCTGTTGAAGGTTATAAAGCTGTACAGACATGGTTAACTGCTGGAGGTAATGCAGCAGATCAGGATGGCCTAGTGGCTAACCTAGACCTGTTACATAGAACCGCTTTGTCCGACCTACGTAAGAATGCACCGTTTATGACTCCGGGAAACTTCACTACTGCTGAGAAACAGCTTACCACACAGCAAGCTTCTCTAAACACGTTGATGAAGGATCGTTCTGCTACTGAGAACATAACTAAGGTGTTCAACGAAGTCCAAGTTAAGATGGACAGACAGAACCAGAAGTTTGAACTCAAGCTTACACAAGCACTACCCTACCTCCAAGCTTACAACAAGTATGGTGGACAGGAAGGTGTTGGCTTCTACATGCGATTAGCTACTAACGACAATCAAATGTCAGACAAAGTGTTAGAGCATATGTCCCCTATTATGCGTACACTTAAGAAGCTGGATATGGATGCTAGAGCCGTATTTACTGGTCAGCAGTTTGAGACGTTTGAAGACCCCACTGTACTCCAACTCCCTGCGGACACTAAGGCTTACTTCGGAGAGATACTGACACAGCAAGGTGGTTTCAAGGTGTTGTTGGGTAGGTTGGAAGATCAGCCTGAAGACACCATACGTAAGGTGGGACAGTCTGACATGAATCTACGGTCTATTGTGAATAGCCGTGAGTGGATGAACCTGTCTAATACAGATCAAGGCAAGGAGTTGATACGTGCCTCTGTGAAGGGTGGAGCTTCTAGTGCGAAGGTTAGTACTATAGGCCAGTTCGGAACTGTACCCTCTAAGGTGAGTGTTACACAACGTGACAAACAGGTTGGAGGTAAGACAGAGGGGACACCTTTCACTATTGATACCTTCGGTGTAGAGACTAGCGCCACGTATAAACAACAAGTGGTGTCTGCATATCAACTGGCTAAGATAAAGCCTGAGTTATGGCAGAATGAGTATGATAACATTGACGAATACCTAACCGCTAACTTCGCAATTGGAGGCGCTCAAGCGGAAACTCCGCCCCCTTTTGAGGCAAGGGCTGAACGCCCACAAGACTTCCCTTTCATAGATAATGGTAACGGTTCAATCTCTACACACCGTATGGCCGCAGAGGTAGACGAGGATGGTAACTGGAGAGCGTTCCCTACTATCGTACAGATGCCGAATGGTACATTGAAGGAGTTTGAAGATGTACGTGAAGCTGAAAGGTACAATAAGTCTATAGGCAATACTAAGGAGTTTGGTAAGGATAAAGCCGCTGCACTTAAATATGCAGAGGGTGGATATAAACCTAAACAGCTAAAAGACTTCGGTAAGGGTAGGAAATAATGTATCAATGTAAACACTTTGACATACGTGAACTAGTATCCCCCATAGCGTATAGGGACAGGGGTGGTAGATGTTGGGAGTTGTTAGACGATAGGATGTTGAAGGAGCTTGACTACATACGTGAGACCTTTGGCCCTACAGTGATAAACACTTGGCATTCTAAAGCCCTAACAGAAGCTTATGGCTTCCGTAGGTATTCAGGACTCCGAACTATGGACTTTTGGGTTAAACCAACTATGTCTGCTTCGGAGAATGCTGAGGCTATAGAGAAGTACAATCGCTCCTACAGCCAACACAAGTATGGTAGGGCATTTGATTGTCTGTTCAGAGATCATGTCGTAGCGGCTGTTAGAGAGCGTATCAAGGAGTCTCCTGCGTTACACAAGGGAATCACTGCGATAGAGGAAGGGGTGAGTTGGTTACATATTGACTCACGCAATGTTGAGCAGTATAAATTGTTCTATCCGTAAGGAGTCACTATGGGTATTCTGGGTAAGTTGTTTGGAAGTGATAAGGTTGTAGGAGGGGTGGTTGATGGTGTCTATAATGGAATAGACAAGTTAGCCTACACTCCTGAAGAGAAGGCTGATAACTTTAGAGGTATGCTTAAGCTGTACGAACCGTTTAAGATAGCTCAGAGATTGTTAGCTCTGACATTCTCAATACCTTATATGTTAGCTTGGCTAGGCACATTCACTGCATCCTTTTGGGTGAACGTAGATGTACAATACAAGCTGTTGAATGGTGACGTTGGTAGCGTAGTTATGCTTATAGTAGCGTTCTACTTTGCTGGTGGTGTTGCTGACACTTTTATGAATAAGAAGAAATAAGGGTCTACCGTGGAAGAAATTGGCATACTGAAGACTGTGGTAACTGGAGCCATATCTTTCCTGTTCGCATTAATGATGTGGGATAGGAGAGATAGGAAGCTTGAGATAGATAAGTTGCACAGTAGAGTGGAAGCTTTGGAAAGGTTTGATGCCAAGATAGCGGCCTACCTAGAAGTTCAGAAGGAATTGAGCACTGACCTACGAGAGGTTCGAGATGCTGTAATTGGCCTGAAGGCTGTACTGGGGAATCGTGATGAAGGATAAACTTAGAGTTATGCTGATTGATGATGACTCCACTTGGCTACAGACGCAGAAGTGGGTGTTGGAGGAGATTGGTGTTGAGGTTATGACGTTCGAGGAAGGGGGTCATATCCTGCAAAAGATTGACATGCACCAACCTGACCTGCTCATACTTGATAAGGTTATGAGGATAGACGGTTTAGAGATAGCAGAAGAGGCTATCAGGAATAGACCGTATCTTCCTGTGCTTATTATGAGCGTGGATGACGCGGAGTGTGACAAGGTTAAAGCGTTTACGTTAGGTTGTATTGATTATATACTGAAGGGTGGTGTAGGTCGCTCTGAGTTCATGCAGAGGATATTGAAATACTGCCATGTAGGTCATCTTAATAAGACGTTAGACCGTATGACTAGAAGACACACATCCGCTATGCATGTATTGCAACGGGACTTTGATACTTTACGTAGTGGGGATAGGCTATATGGCAAAGAAAGGCGAAACAAGCAGCGCATCTAGTAAGCGTTCTAAACAACAACGTGCTTACAATGGAACGGCTGAACAGAAGAAGAAGCGAGCTATGAGGAACAAGGCTCGGAGACAGGCTCTTAAGAAGGGCACTGTTAGTAAAGGAGACAACAAGGAGATAGACCATAAGAAACCCCTAAGAGCAGGTGGTAGTAATGCACCATCCAATCGAAGAGTGAGAGCGAAGAGTGCCAACCGTGCGGACAATGGTGGTACTGGTGGACGTAAACCTAAATCAACTATAAGGAAGAAGAAGTAATGGCTAAGAAGAAAGGTGCTACTAAGGTTAAGCATAAGAGTGAGATGGACAAGAGAGCAGGTCAGAGAACACAGGCGGTAACTAAACACGCTCGTAAGCTTGTTGATAAGCGTGTGTCTTCTAAGACTGTAGATCGTATTACCAGTGCTACTGCAAAGAGGTCAGGAACTGATACGTCCAGAACAGCAGGAGCCCGACTAACAGCAGAAGTGAAACGTAAGGAGCAGGGTAAGTCTAAGGGCACTCATGGTTCAGCGACAGCTACAACCAAGAAGAAACCTGTTAAGCGTAAAATGGCTACAAAGAATAAAGTGGGGAGTAAGTCGGCTCCTAGAACAGGAGTTAACTCAGCAGCGAAGAAGGCTGCTAAAAGAGCGGCAGTTAAGAGTGCCGTTGGTAAGGCGGGTGTTGTAGGTGGTGCAGTGGTAGCGGCAGCTTCAGTTGCTAAAGCCGTAGCAGGCACTAAGAAGCGCAAGGCTGCTAACAAGAAGACTGCCAATACCAGTAAGAAGGTGTTCGGTTCAACTCCTAAGAAGGTGACTCATCAGAAGTTGAAACGATCTAAGTAGTTACTGAGCTGTTTCACCGCCCTTCAGAGATTCTGCAAGGGCTTGCTTCTGTATCTCATCAATCTCCACCTTAACCATAACGATGTCTGACATGGGGTAGATGTACTTATCCCCATTTTCAATCATTATCTGAATGGATGTAGCACCTACTTGGTAAGCATGTGCTTCATGTGGGATGGTGATGCCGTCACGAAATTCTACTGTTACTTTTTCCATAATCAAAAACCTTTTATATCGAATATTAAATGAACTCGGGGAGTATCCCCATTGTTTATTGCTGAATGTACCCTGTCGTTATCGACCTGATACATTATACCTCTCTCAAGGTGCTCCGTAGTGCCTCCAAAAGTGTTAGTACAATCCTGATTAGTCATTATCGGGATGTGATACCTAGTACGTTCTTGACAATACGACCCCTCATCCGAGTGGGGATGTATCTCTCCTCCGGGCTTAAGGAAGACTAACATAGCTCTTCCAAGTTCAGCCCCTCCTACTGCATACAAAGCCTCGCTTAATAGCTCAGCCCATTCCTCCGTACAACCTTCATAGGTGACTACCTCGGAGGACTCAAATACGTCCTCATAAGTAGAGCCTGTTGGTAATCCTCTTAACGTAAGAGATCGGGTGTCTACATGTGGACTACCCTCCGTCTCGTTACGCCAATCAGATAGAAAGTCAGACAGTCGTAGGTCAGGTATGGGAGCCTCCATGCCCCCTAGGTGTAGGATGTCACTTGATAGGGCACATTCCTGTTGCACACTCATCTTCTATTAACTCCTCAAACGTATTGGCACTGTCTAAGTCTACCTCTTTAATAACACTCAAGAAAGACTCATACACCTCCTTAGTAACTACTTCTTGTGGTAGGTATTCATACCCCAAGTCAGCAGCCGTCTTAGTAGGATCATTACGATAGATGAACGATACACCTACGTACACATCCCAGTTAGTTAACAACCAAGAGATGATGCCCTCCACCTCATCTAGGTCATAGCTAATAGTTACTGAGGTATTCTGTTGTGTCCAGTTCTGCTGATACTTCTTGTATCGTTCAAGCTGTACTATGGCACTCTCCAGATTAACCTCTATACCATTCACCACCTCAAAATGTACGTCCTCATAAGCTACAGGGAACGTAACCAACACTGCCTCAGGATCGGAAGGGTTGTCAAAGACACGATAACCTGCTGCTCGTAACTGACCGAGGAGAGGATCATGCTTACTGAAGTTCACGTTGTTAAGAATGTACTTACCTAACGGCTTATGAATCCCTTCAGTCGTGTCCATAATCTTAGACAAGGTTCCTGAAGGTTTGACCGTAGTGATGTTCTTAGGCCGTGGAAGATCAAGTTCATCAGCCATGCTAAAAGCAGCACTGGTAGCAATACGCTGAAGATACTGAAGATCATAACGGCTGAGATCGTCACGCTTAACGATGCCAGTATGTCCCACACCACACAAACGTAAGAACGCATTGTTAAGATGCCAAGCTTCTTGCAATACTCCATCATTAAGGTCAACGCATGTTTGACGGTAGTTGGCTCTTGCGACAACGTAATGTGCTCGCTCAAGACCTGCACTATCTCCCTTGAATTTTCCAATGTCTATCTCCGTTAAGTTACAAAAGGATTTATCTCCTAAGAGGATTTCCGCGCAAGGATTAACACCATAAAACCAAGGAGCACGTTCCCTAGCAGCGGCCCCGTTAATGAAGCCCGGCTCACTTCCCCCAGATTCAGCCATAAGGTTAAAAATATCAGTAAGCTGTTGATGTGAAGGCTTACTATTAAAAAGTAAACTATTATTTGATTGTGCTCTTTGTTCATTGCCATTCCAGAACTCTCTTTTAGCTACAGCAAACTCTTGCCACTCAGGTTCATCTACACTGAACAGTGCTATTTCAGCAGAACGACGAGTAGAAAGTATAGTACCAAGCCAGTTAACCAAGTCGAGAATGTCAATCCGTGTAAGGAGACTGCCAGCCCTACGATTAAGCAGAGTCGTAATGCCTCCCAAGGCTCGAACGAGGGGGACATCTCCTGCACATATCCAGCCGTAGCCTTTAAGTCTTTCACCCGGCCCCCTGATCTCTGTCGTGTCAATAACGAGCTTATCGACTCGGTGCTTCCCTGCGAGTAGCTTACCCACAGCTCTGGCCCAAGCCTCAGCGGAATCACCAATCTTGATTGTCCAGACTCCATCTTTCACCTCCTCTACGTTATCAGGATTCCCTCGGAATGAAGGATCGTTAGTGCTCTCTACAAACTCGATGTCTTTAATGACAGATGAGAAGCCATTCAACGTCCCTATCTTAGGAGCGAAGCCAACACCACAACCGTTAAGGAGCAACCAGAGAGCGTCCACACAATCATAGACAGTCTGAATGCATAGGAAGCTACAGTTGAACATGGATGCTTCACGAGTCTGACCTACCTCTGTTCCGCCTAGCCAGAGTGTTCGGCCGCTTGAACTTGCCTTCCTCTCCAAGTGTAGTACTCGGTATTCCTCCAGCTCCGATAGTTGCCAAGCTTTCAAGGAACTCCCTTGAGACCTCTCCCACAACCACGCCTGATGCTTTATCACACGATCTACGGTTTGTTCCCAAGTCTCGAACACTGTCCCCTCGCTGTTCAGTGGTCGGTTGTACGTTCTTCTTGTCACTATCTCTGCTCTTGCCGATGGCTGCATCTTGTCTCCCGTTATATTGATTTGCTAAGAATATTGCATTACATAAAATATGGTCTAAGTGGTTACATCCACTGTCTTCATCTATTTCTTCCCCTGACATGTAGGTGAGGAGGTGACGCATCATTGAATCTATGATCTCGTTCTTGTCCAAGCCCTTCTGCCAGTTACTTCTTTCATACTTCTTAGCACCAAAGGCCAGCACTGAGGCTGCACCTTCGATGGCATGTATGGCTTCCAGCACCATACTGATAGGAAGCTTATCCGTGTTAAACCTCATAGCCTTAGTGGGCATATGACAACCCTCTGTCGTCCAAGACAGAACGAAAACAAGTCATAGCTAACAGACGTTCCAACTTAGGAATGGCATTGAAGTAGCCAAGGATTAAGCCTAAGCCCTGACCTGTCACCTTACCTTCTTCTGAGAAGTCTTCAACGATGTTCGCCATCATTGTACCACGGTTCTTGTGTTTGATCTCATCCTCTACGCTAGTGAATAGGTTGTATCCATTATAACTTTTCATTTCTACGTCTCTCTGTTGCAATTTGGCGTTCCTCTTTAGTTTTCTTAGTGTGACATTCGTGGCAGACAGCTTGGAAGCCATCTATCTCACAGAACATCTTCTTTATATAGTCATCCCAGTTAGTGAACCCTACAGCAGGGTCAATAATGGGAGGCTCATGGTCAGCAACGATATTCCTAATACGCCTCTTATTACCTTCTTTGGGAGGGAGAGTTGCCGGGCCTTCCCTCTCACAACAACTGCATTTGTACATGCCCCTACTAACTCTTGCTTCTCTAATAACATTTTGCTTTGGCCCCCATCTTCCTGTAGCTGAACGTAATGCGCTCTTAATGAATGAAGTGTAACGTGCTTCTGTCCATTGTCCGTTATTACGTGTCTTCACTACTGCCATTATAACACCACCTTAATGTCGTCTCTAGACAAGACAGTTAGATCGCCTTGGTCTATGATGACTACGTTACTGGTAGCCCCTAGTACAAACTCCTCATACTGTTCTAACGTATACCAGAGTCCATCGGATTCCACTATGCAAGCGCCATTCGTGAACACCCACTCCAAACCCATAGCTCCGTTAGCACCACACAGCCAGTACGACCACATGTAGTGTATTGCCAAGAGGTTGAAACATATGAAGGCTAACAACATCCACAGGAGTAACATATCTAGGAACACTTCTGTATTAAGTTTCATCAGGCATCCTCCACATTACAGGACTTCCATCCTCATCCATCTCCTGACACATCCATACCAACTGTGCCTGCTCCATTAGTTCCTCCTTCCAAGTGTCTTCGTATACCTCTGCATACGCATCTCTTGCGGCTTCCCAGAGTTCGTCTTCTGTAGTGAGATCATGTAGTAGTGTCCACACTTTCTTAGGCCCACAACGCGGCAGTCCGGGTATGTTGTCAACAGCGTCTCCCATGAGCAGTTGGGCATAGAACCACGTAATACCAGTTCCACCCAGCTTTTTGAGTTTCCCACCTACATCCTCCTCGTCAACCCACTTAGGTTCCAACCATCCGAAGTAGTCAACATATGTTGGCCCCCATTCAGCTTGTCGTCCACACTCCCAAGTGTAATGGTAGCCCGGACACATCTTCAAGTCCTTGTCACGAGAGCATATCACAGTACCATCTGCTGGTCTTGAGAATATATCTCCTGAAGGTGCAACCACAGAAGCTCCAAGCATCTGTTCAATACACAACAGATCATCAGCCTCCATACCAACAGCTTCTACACAGTCGTACTTGGCAAGGGCATAGGCTTTGATGTTATCAAAATGGAAGGGCTTCGCCTTGTCTTTCCTATTCTCCTTATAGCCCTTCTTCTTCGCAATCGCTTCACGAAAGTTCCCTTTACCAGTGTGGAATAGACGGGGAGGCTCAGTGGCCCCCACCGCATGACATATCTGCTCTATCTTAGCATCGAAGAGTTCCTGTATGAATGCAAAGTCACGAATTTGAGGTTCGCCCTCTTCGTCTTTGTATTCAGCACAGAACCCTATCTCATAGAAAAGCACATCCAAATCAATCAATGGCTTCATTCATTTTCTCCTTGCAAGGCATACAGTAGAACCCTACGCCCTCTTGATGTATGTCCTTATCAGACTTAGGTGTGTAACAGTAGTTGCGTTGAGAGGGACCACTCCCTCCCCCAACACCTGACCAGAGGAGTACGTTGCAACCATCACAAGTGTACCCTCCAGCTCCTGAGTTGAACCTCTCCATTAGTAAGGGCTGTCGTCATCAGCCTCTTCAGGAGCCTTAGGAGCCTCTACCTTGCCACCTAACGCAGTCTGTAAAGCACTACCCTGATACTCAAGGTTGCCCTTGATCTTCTCCTGTATCCATTCAGGCATACTACGGAAGACCTCTAGGTCAGGAGTGTCCAACTCAAACACCTTAGGATCGTTCACTAGATCAGGCTGTGTGTAACCCGGCATTGACACACCCGGCATTACGTCAGCAATGTTGTCATAAACCTTGCCAGCATTCTTACCCTTGCCCGGATTGTTCACAATGACCACTTGACATGCTCGACCTACTAACAATGTGAAGTCACCACCACACTCACCTTCAGCGTCAATAGCATTGTAACGCTTGGTGCTACGTGCCTTGTCCTGATCTAGTGAATAGAACGGGAAGTCCTCACTGATCCAACGTGGCTTATCTTCGATGTCCTGACCATCTTCATCTTGCATGAAGGCATGTGTTAGTTCATACGTCAAACTAATCATGTGAGCAGGAGGCTTCTCCTGTCCTTGGTAGGGACGTTGTGGCTGTACACCTAAGTCAATTACTTGCACCACTCGTGCTGCTTGAGCACCGGGCTTAAGGTTAGCTTGAGGGGCACGGTTGCCACCTGTTGATGGAATCTTATTTGCATTTAAACTCATACGATACTTCCTCTGATTTATATTAATGTACTTCTTTCCAATTACGACCTATGGCCGCTTCCCCAACTTGGGGTACTACCTGTTTGAAGAACCTACCAGCTTCTCCAATACACCACTCAGCTATTGCTGCTACTTCATCAGCAATCTCTGGCCTACATTCCACAGTATATTCATCATGGTAGAAACAAATTATAGCAAAGTCTTCTCCCCATTTGTATTTCTGTGTCAGCTTGTGGTACAACATACAGTACGCTCTAGTCATCATAATTGCCTCGGCTGATTGTACTGCATATACTAAGATGGCATGAGGACTCTTGACAAAGACAGGCCGCCCGTCTAGTCCTATGACCCAACCATCGTACTCCTCTACTACTTGAAAGTCTCCGAACTTACCCTTTATCGTCTTCATACGTTTCTTGGCGTGGGACTTCCATTCTTTCAAGAGAGCATCTACTGCTTGGGCTTGTGCAGGGAAGACTAAGTCTAGCTCCTCCTCAACACGTAACCCTTCCTTCTTAGCACCACCTAACATCTTTCCTAGCTTAGGCGGTGCTGCTCCAAACTTCTTAGCGAAGTTGAAGTTCTTTGCCTTACCCCTGACGATGGTAGGTAGGCTGAACTCCCGAGCAACTACGTTAACAGCTTTCATGGCTAAGGAGTGAGCGTCAGTGCCCAATGCCTTGTCTCCATGTAGTAACATGTTAGTGTAGTCTTCATCGTTTGCAAGGCTTGCTGTAGCCCTATCCTGACACCCTGCGGCATCAGCACTCACCAACACCCTGTCCTCAGGGCAAGTGAATATCTTACGCATCCAACCTCCAAAGAAGGAGTCACAGTTAGGAATGTTTACAATCTTCCTGTGTGTTGCTCGTCCTGTCTCTGCTAAGTTAGCTACTTCAGAAGGTATACGTCCGTCAGGTCTGATGTGCTTGAACAAGCCTTCAATCACTGAGCGTCTATGCTTACACACAACACGCTTAGCAAACATCTTACCAACCCTACCTTCCACCCCATCAAACGGATCATCTTTGGAGAGCTTAGGACTTGTCTTTTCCTTTGTCTCCTTATCATAATTCCATTCTTTAGGTATCCAACCTTCGCCTAAGAGGTAAACGATAGCCTCTACACGACTGTTGGGATCAAGTGGTCTGAATTCTACCCGACTGTGCGGCCCCACTACTACTCTATCCTCAGGGTTCAGACCTACTTTTTCATGCCAGTTTATCACATGATGGCTATACTTACCACTCTTTAGGAATGGCTTAGCTACATGCTTATACTCACCTTTAACCTTGGTCTCCTGTACCTCTATGACTAACGGAAGTTGAGGGGCAATCGCTACATCAATCCATCTCATCCATCTAGTCAACGTAGCTACACACTTATGCATATGTTCCTGATCTACTAACCACCCATAGGCAGCTTGCTTTTGCAATATAGTGAACAGTTGAGCAGTAAGTTTGTAAGCAGGTTCCCAATTGTGATCTGCTCTTTCTTTCATAAGAGCATTGTATATCAGAAGCTGTATCTCTACATCCTCTGTACACCTATGTAACATCTCAGGTGTGTAGTTAGCCCAGTCATTATACTCGGGCTTGCCTCTCCCAACACGCCAGCCCCATACCTCTACTGAGTGAGGAGCTTTCTTGTTAGGACAGTTGAATGGTATGCTGCGTTTCGGGTCTTGAAGACGTGACATAATCACTGTGTCTATCTTCGCACCTTTGTATTCATATCCAAACAACTTCTCTAAGAGAGGGAAGTCATAGCCTATAACATTGTGACCTACTAGCGTGTCTGCCCTATCCATAAAGGCAAGCATCTCATTACTAACAGTGTCAGGGGTGAATTTAGTTACATCGCCAGTGTCCATATCCTTGAACACACCACAATGTACTCTCGTAGCATCATCAAGAAGGTTGTCAGCCTCAAGATCAAATATGTACCTAGCCATGTTCTCCTTATCTCATCAAGTCTCTGAACTTACCGATGGTCTTGTGTGCATACTGAGGGGTACGTCCAATGATACGGGAAGCATCCGTTGGGTTGGTGTTATGTCGTATAACCAACTCTAGTATATCACGCTCAGTGTTGTTGAAGGAACGTGTGATGATTGGTTTAACTTCCTCATAGTAGGCCAGTATCTCATGCTCCTCCATGTAGTTGTCTGTAAGAGGCTCATCGTCTTCTCCTTCTTCTTCCTCAACAAATATCTGTTGATTCATATTGGTACGCATCACACCACGTATGGAATTACCAAGGATGGTGTTGAACCACTCTCCGAATTCCCATTGAGGGTTGAACGTATGACCATAACGTAGAGCCTTCTCAAAGGCATCCTGTACAGCATCCTCTGCATCTTGCACAGAGCGTAGTCTATTGTAAGCCTTCTTGAATAGACGACCCCTACGCATGTCTGTCCAAGCCTTAGCCCTCACCTTATTCAGGGCTAACACTTCATCTCCTTCTTCTCTAAAATGTTTCTCTGCTAAGTTCATCGTACAAACTCCTGTAGTTCAGCCACCATTTTAGTAGCTGTATTATAAGCCTTAGTCATGTTCTCTAGCTGCCGCTCTAGGTCATTAATGCGACCTCCTGCTGCCACCATCTTGCCGAACATAACATCGTACTGAGCCTCACGCTCTTTGATTCGCTGCTCTTGTTGCTTGATTCGATTACGCAGCATTTTTATCCGATTGGGATATAGTTTGGTTTGCATCACTCACTCTCCTTAGTTAGCTTCTTAGAAGTTGCCGCTACCTTTTGCGCCACATTCTTTATGCTGCGTAAATCTATAGGGCTTATGTGTATCGACATTTCAGGGGTTACAGTAGCCACATCTGACACAGGGCAAAGGTCTGCAATATATTCAGCGGCTTCTATAACATTAGTTATATGCGCCTCAAGCTCTTCAATACGTTGCTCTTGCTTTACGCATAATTCAGCAAGTGTTTTATGTTTTGCTAATGTGTACTTATTCATCACTCACTCTCCTTTAAGTTGGCAGTTTATCCAAGACTATACCTATGAATAAGCAAAAATACCCCGATGCTATGCCGTAATTAAACCCCTGATTACTAACCGTTGCTGATAACGCACAACAACTCGCAAACAGGAAACCACTAAATACAATTGCCATTGATAATGTCATCACTCAGCCTCCAGTAGTCCATCGGTGAATTTCCATAGTCTTGTCCCTAGCCTTAATGTACACGGTAGACCCATGAAGTACTCCATCCCATGCGCCATTGTGTACGGCGAAGTGGATTCCTTCTTTATCAGTCTTCCGGATTTCACAGTAAAGGTCAGGCTCTACGGCATCTGCTTTGTACCAGATTTTTAGCATCACTCAACCTCCCAATGAACATCTAGTAGCGTGTTAGCTTTAATTTGTTTCTCCATAGAGGCTACGTCAACAGCAGTACGACAGCTCACCCATCGGTGTCTCCATCTACTCTGTAATAGCAAACCACCATTGAGCATCTCCACCACCCTAAACTTCCTACCAGTAGCAATGCATACCCCCTCACAATCCTTGTCACAGTCCACCTCAACAGCCTTAGCTGCCAAGGTGAGTGTGTCTACGGGTATGTCACAGCAGGTCACACACCACCTGTGAAGAAGGCTACCGTGTACAGTACGCATAACAAGACTGCTACGTGTACCAATGTTTGTTCTCTTAAACTCTTCATAAATATTTCCTTAATAAGTAGTTGAGGCTTATCTCAGCGACATCAGCGCCACCGTCTTTGACCTCGTTCAGTTGTATAATACCATGCCAATGCTCGTTACCTTGAACACCCATGTACTTCTCTTTGTGTTGATAGAAGCTACCTGCTACGATACCAAGCCGTCTAGTACCATCTCCTAGGTAGTGCTTACCCATCTTCAACCCTTGTGTGTGCCCTTGTATGAAGCTGAACCCTGCGTTCTTAAGCATCGTATCAATAGCACCACCAAGAGGAGCCTTCTTAGCTGAGTGAGGGTTGACGAAGTAGTGTGCAAACCTAATGCCCTCTATCTCTTTCACCTCTAAGAAAGGAACCACCTCGAAGCCATAACCTTCTAGTAGATCAGTTGTATCCTCTAGGAGGAAGCCTTGCAAGATGGGGTGACGTTCTACCAGTCGTGGTATACGTACCTGTGGGTCGTGATTACCAACACAGTATATCATCTTAGGGCGATACACCTTCTTCTTGTTAGCTAATTGCTTAGCTTGTAGCTTCAACAGGGGGTGCATGAACAGAGCCAAGGCTGCATTACCTGCTCGTAAGTCCTCCTTCAACTTCAACCCCTCAGCTTCTAGGTTGGTGTTAAACATACTCAAGCTAGGACAATCCCACCAGTCACCTAGCAACACCACCGTGTCAGGACGATGCTTGACTAAGTAGTTACCTGCTGCTCCTATGTGATTAGTTGGTACACCTTCCTTAACCTGTGTGTCTGGTATAACTAATATTTTCATAGAATCATATCCTCCATTAACGCATTCAACTCTTCCAAGGAAGGAGCAGATGTTAGTATTAGTTCCTCTGACGAGAAGAGTTGCCGTATCCTAACGTGTAAGTTCTTCTGATCTTGTTTGCTTCCGAAGTAACTACTTTCGTACTTGCCATTAAAGTAGAGACAGACATAGTTGCCTTTAGGGACAAGAGTAACCACATCCCCTTTCTTTTTAAAAATACTCATACTACTACCTCATTGAATTGTGTTGTGTTTCTATCCCAATAGAGGTCGCAACTTCCCACCTCACCAAACTCACGATCATCCAGCAGTACAAGCTTACGCATGTTCCGTTGTTCTGGATCAATGTCAGGGTCTTTGTTTCCTTCCAAGCCAAACATGTAGTTACATGAGCGTCCCATTGCCCTACTACCTGCAAACTGACCAGTCAACACCTTACCACCACGGTCATGTGGTAGGCCACCATCAGGGTTACGTAGGTGACAGAAGATGAACACCACGATGTTAAGGTCGAGAGCCATAGCTGCTAACTCCTGTGCAATCTCTTGCAACTTAGTGTTAGCATCTGATGGGCTCATACCATTAGTCATGTTGGTGATGGGGTCAATGAATACAGC